TGCTGACTTTGACCATAGCCCCAAGGGGCAGCTTTCATTTCGTCTTTCCACGCGCCGGGTGGGGACAGATTGTCTATCGTTAATGTTTCCACCTTCGGCTTTGATTCTGTCGTCATATTGTCTTATTCCTCGGTATACCGCCCCTGCCATGTGGTACTGCTTGATACCCCATAGCCCCACTAGGTCTTTATATTTCACTCGCTCGTCAAGTTCTCGTGCTTTACGTTTACGTTCCAGTAAAAACTTATACTGCTCGAATGTAAGAACCACGTTGAACCTCGATAGCCTCGTGTAGACCTTACCTTCTTTCCTCTTGTCTCGTCTCATCTCGCACCAATACTAATAATTTGCACATGATGTGCGACTGCGTTCGGTTGTTCTTGTCGATGTCGTACTGCTTGGCAAACATCTCAATGATGTCCCACCGAATAGTCTCAAGCCCACCATCTTCTCCAATCTTCGCCCACACCGTCTCGCTTGGTATCTGTTTCACGTGGGTCTTGTCCACGATCAACTCAGCATACTCTGCGTCCTTCGGCGGTTTAACCGATGCTTCTACTCTCGCCATGTCACATCTCCTCAGAATTCTACCCATCCAGTGAGTATGTATTTCTCACCCTTCAACGGAGGATTACCCCGATGTGGATGTGTGTAAGTTGTAGGCCATAAAACACAAGTGCCTGTCTTAGGTTTAACTCTCTTATGTTGGTACAAAAATTCTGTCTCGCCGCCTTCTTCAACATCATTTAAGTAGACGATGAACGTCATCAATCTGTTTGACACTTCTCTTGTCATGTTCTCTGTGTGCCAAGCGTGATAACCCTGCCCCGGTAAAGTACGTTGTATTTTTATTCTATAAATTTTATGCGACACATAGTCCTTCAAGACAGAATATTTTTCTACATACGGTCTGTAACAATTTGTCCAGAAGAACCCATCAAACTCTTGAGTGATATTTGCAATGCTTAAATCTCTGAGGATAGTGTCCTGAGTTAGGTCTATTGCTTTATCGTCTATCTGTAATTTAGTAGTTTCAGGATTACTTTTTTCTCTTGCGTAGGACTGTTGCCGTTTGTCCATAATTTTAAAAAAGTCGATATAACGCTCACACACTTCCGGAGGGACTGCGTTTTCAACTACTAAAATAAAATCATCGTTCTCATGCAGGACGGGAAATAAGAACTCACTCATGTCACATCTCCTTCGCTACTGCCAACCATTCGTCGGCATACTCCACGTTGCCCCAGTCTTCGAACCAAGGACCTCCACGAGTAAAGTGAACGGCCACGGGGTTCGGGCAATCGTTCTTCGTGTGCCATCCCTCAAGATAGTTGTACGCAATCGGCAGCGCACCGATGTGCGTCCCTGCCCACAGTAGTTGATGTAAATACATCCCCGTCTGATTGTTTACGTCTTCAATCTTCAGGTTATCTTTCACGCTTCGATGGCCGCAGTTGATCAGCATCAGGCTCGACCAATTCTTTCTCGGGTATTGATGTTGTACCGCACCGTCCATCTTGGTTTTTTCTTTCGGCTCGTACCTATGCTGCACCACCATGACGGGAACTTTCGGGTCAGCGTAGTCCATGATCCCTGCCACATCGCCTCGCCAGAGAAAGTCACAGTCCATGAACAGTGCCCACCCTTCGTATCCTGCAAGATACGGCACGAGAAAACGAGTGAAGGAGAACTCGGTAGAGGAGAGAGGGTCATGCTCCCGCCAATACAGGCCACGCTCACGCATCTCCTGCTGCTTGATCGGCTTGATGTCGAGAAACACAGAAGAGTTCCTAGCCAAGGACTCCCGGCATACTTGATACGCAATATCCTCACGACTGTCCCAACCAATGAAGATTTTCATCACGCCACCTCAAACAACTTCTTTCGTGCCTCGCCCTTGAAGTGCAGGATCTTGGCATCGTCGGTCTTGTGTTCAGGTAAACAACCATACACAGATTCATGTATCTCGCTCACCCGTTCGGGATACTTCTTGGCATAGATACGTAACGCTTCTTGATCGCCGTACCATTTGCGGAACTTCGGATCGAGCGCATCGTAAATCGCTAGTAAGTCTTTCCACACATGAACGCCTTCTGCCACAACAGTGCAGCCTACGTACGGGTACACCTCGTCAATCGTCTTGCCTTCGTACTCGGAGAAGTTGATCCCACGTTGGTCAACATTGAAGATCGCGTCACGCTGAAACTCTCTTCGCAGGAACGTTACGTTCTTGTGTTGTTCCAACAAGTCTTTCACCACGATCTTATCCTGCACCAACATATCTGTATCGAGATACATAACAGGAGAGATCCCACTCGCGTAGGTCTCGGCATACGCCTTGACTCGGTGGTAGCACAACTCGTCTCGATCAACCTCACTCTCTACCCGGCGCGTGATACCCATCACATCTGGCGTGTAGCAATCCGTATACATCGTGATGAAGGCGTCAGGGTTATGCCGCAACAGTGACTTCACCATCTTCTGCGGTTGAGAAATGTCATCGCCCACGTGGAAGAAAGCAAAGTGGTTGAGTACAGGAGTTTTCATCATGTACATCCGTTCCAACTCTTCCTTGACCTGCTTCACCTGCAAGTCCCACGGCGCGTTCATGTTCTCGCGCTGAAAGATTCGTACCTCGGGATACCACAGGCTCCGATACCCGGCACGATTGTTCCAGTACCACAACTTGTTGGCATCGAGCAGTTGGACAGGCTTACCCATCGCGGCAGCCAGATGCACGTTCGCATTCGACGGAGAAACGATTACGTCACACAACTCCATGAGCGCAGCGACATTCTCCAAGTCCAAGAAGGTGTCGATGTGCGTCGTGATCAGGTTCGGGTGAAAGTCTTTCGCCTCATCCTGCGGCTTACCGTATTGAAGATTGATGAACACACTCTCGGGTATGTCGAATAAAGATTTAAATCCCTCCAACCCCACGGACTTGTGCGTACCAATTTGCGGAGCGGTGCTTGCCCATGACAGGCCGATGATGCGCTTGTTCTCAAGCCCGTATTCTTTTTTGAGGAGATTGACTCTGTGAGGATCAGCCTTGATGTAACCCTCGCTGCGGTTTCGTATGATGTCTTTAATGTTGTGTATGAAATACTTACCCATGCTCGCGATGGGGATGTGCGAGTCATGCTCCGACATCTTGACCTTGGCATTGTGTGGTAGGAACCGGACGTTCGACGCCTTGCATCCACGCTGCAGTAACGGAGCCAACCGCATATCAATCAGAACAACAACGGAGTCAACTTCCTTCGCCAACGCCTCGATGAGCGATGCGTAGAGAATCTGATCGCCAATGCCCTGCTCCGTCCACACAATCGGACGCTTCAAACCAAGGCCACGCTCCCACTGCGGATGGATCGTCGAGATACGTGGGGAATTAAAAGTCTTGCTGCCCCATCGTCGCTCGTAGCCTTCCCAACCGGCTTTGAAATCACCCATCTGAAGAGAGAGCAGACCCAGAGTCCACGCTGTATCGTCGTTAGTCGGGTCGAGACGATGCGCTAGCTCAAAATACTTTCTCGCCGGTTGCCAACGGTGCATCTCCCAATGGCATCGTCCGGTCTGAAGTGCCGCTGCGACAAGAGCGGGGTGAATCTGATTAATGTTCTCAAGGATGCCGATGGCCTCGTCATACTTGCCTTCACCCGCTGTTGCCAAGCCCTTCTCAAAGATGGACTTTGCTGCATCTGCTAGGGTCTGCCCTTTCTTCTCACTCACCAGTAATCCCTCCCACCACGCTTGGCTCCCCACGATGGGGGCGGCACGTGTGCCCATTCTTTCCTGCGATACTCTTCAGCCCGTTTGAAGAAACCTAGTAGCCACTTGATCATGAAGCCTCCTGCGGCACGAAATGCAACAAGGTGAGCGGGAGTGATACAGCAGTCTTTCCGTTTTCGCGTGGGTAAATCAGTATCCGGTTCGCACCATTTAAACGCATAGCATTTACGACACCCTTTTCGATCCCCTCAAAGTCATCGAATACAAAGACAGTCTGGTCGTGGATGATCTGCGGGAAATATTGGAGGTCTTCGTCCTGAATCCTGCCATCCAGATACATCAAATCCACGCCGGTCTTCTTATCGGCCAACGCTTTGAACATCTGTGTCGAGGACTGCTTCTGGTATTGGAAAAGCAAAACATCTTCGACCGCAGATACGTTTAGCTCATTCGACACATCACAGGTATGGATAACCGCATGAGGCACAGCGATTCGCATGGTCATGGTTGATACGCCAATGAACGTGCCTACCTCGGCAATAACATTGGGTTCAAAGAACCGCGTCAGCTTGTATACGTCCTGAATGTCCCGCCAGTCTATCGACCCGGTCTTGTAGTCAGCCCTCTCGCGCAGAGTCTGCTGATACTGCTCCATCGCCATCAGGTCGTCGAATGCCTCGTTGTAGTCCTCCATCGTTTTAGTATCGACAAGACGCCAGAAAATCTTGCTGAACCGTCTACGGCCAAACTGTACGGGGTTCATGCGTTCTTCCTCGCGGCGATCTCACGCTGCAGATACCAAGCGGCCTTCTCCAGATCCTGCACGGGATCAGAGTTCTTGCGACCGGCGCGGCTGACGTATTTCACCACATTGCCCAAGCGGTAATTTAAATCCTTCGCCTCGATGAAATCGATGGTCTCGATGCCGCCTGATTTGTAGTGCGGGGGATGGTTCACGAGGTCAGGTTGAGTGGTTTTGTATTTTGCGTATTCGGTTTCAAACTGTTCAGAGATAAGTTTATGGGCGTCGTCCATATGGTCGGGTTGGATGAACATCTTTGCGGGCTTATCTTTAATCTTGTCCAACTCATCGAGCGTAGCCTTCATCTCCTGCACCGCCTTGATGATCTTCGAGGGCTTCTTCGCCTTGTATGCGACGCTTATCTTTTTGATGTACTTCTTTTCGGTCTTTCGCACATCAGGATCAGAACTCTGCTCGGGCGTTACCTTCTTCGCGTCCAACCACTTCACGGTGTAGACACGGTTCGGCTCGATCTTCAGTTGCGTTGCAATTTCCTTGGCCGTTTTACCCTTTGTAAGCAGTCGGCGAATCTTATCGGTCATCTTCATTTTCAATCTCCTTGCGTAGGGTCTCTACGTTTGTTTCGTCAATCACAAAGACGCGCCCACCTGCGTCCCTGATTCTTTGCATGGTTGCCTCTTGCAAGGCGGTGGGCTTGTTTCCTTTTGCCTTCGTCTCTATTGCTAGGAACTGGTTTCGATAGCAGACGAGAAAGTC